ACCGCCGCATTTCCTATAGCAAAGTTTCCTACAGGATTTGTAATGGTGCCTGCCTGTTTGCCAATGTCCAGTACTCCTTCTTTGACAATTCCTTTTAGTTCTTCTTTGACTGCATCTTTGGCTTTAATTTTTTTAGCATTGTTGTATGTGTTGATACCTCTTAATATAGTTGCAACACTAAATTCACCTCTTTGGATATCACCTATCACACTGCCGATACCATCAACGATACCGCCTGGGCCAAATATAGAAGTTGTTCCACCTCCCAACACTGACAGAGGAGATGGTTCTAGGTCATAGTGTATGGTGGCAAATCCAGGAATGTCGTTTTTGACTCTACCTGCTCCATATAGAACAGTTTCATAGAACACTTGCATATTGTTTTGCATGATGCCTTGACCGTCTGCTTGGTCTAGGTTGTCATGTGACCATGACCCTATCACAGGATTAACCAAAGTAAATGATGTAAATCTCTGTTTGTGCAGAGTAAAAATTTGTATATTTTTTAAGAAAGGTTCCTTTTCTTGTTGAGCATTGTCCATACCATACTGTGTAACATTTGGTTTGTCGTCATACATGTTACCCTGTGTGTTGAATCCTGCCACACTAGGATTCACAGTCAATGAGTCAGAAATGTTGTATTCGTAGTAGGCTTTCCAGAAAGCGTTCACAGTGTCAGCATGATCATCATGAAAAGTAATGTTAATTGGTTCGTAACTGATTCTAGTAGCCACGTATGTTTTTTTGTTGTACTGCTGTTTTTCTTCCACGTTCATGTTGTACTTGGGGAGGTCAGCAGTTTTAACCAACATGTTTAATTCTAATCGTTCATTGTTTGTAAATCTTCTTATTGGAATAGAATTATCTATGTCAAAAACCACATGAAATAAGAATTTTTGTTTGGGTAATAGTTTGTAGTTGTCATCTAGGTACAGCCGACTCGCATGACGATAATCCTTCATGCCTGGAAGGCCATTTGAAAATGAATTTAAAAAATTATTAATCGATGGCATACTACATATTTATGGCCATAAAAAAAGCGCCGTTAAAGGCGCTTTTTGAATATTATAAATGCGAATCCTTAGATACCGCCGCCTGTTGCTAGAGTTCCAATAGTTCTTGTAACTGCTGTGCCAATTCCTGTACCTTGTGGAGTTTGGATTGCGTTGTCGTATCTTAAATTCATTGTGATTGTAACTGGGTCTGATGTAGCATAAGCTAGAGTGTTGTAGTTCACTGACTCAATAAATGCTCCATATAATTCAAATGTTTCTAATACATTTGGAGTTGAAGCACCATTACCACCGTCAAGCATTTCAATTCTCGTTGTAAATTTGTAGTCAATACCAGATACAGCAGATGCTTGTTCAAAGAAATCAAATTGTTTCTGAACTTGTTCACCAACCAGTTTGGTAACTGCGTTGTTGACGTCATCTCTTACTGTAATTGTTATTGGATCCCAAGTGTGTTTGCCAGCCATATAAACTTTTGAGTTGTACACATCAAGTGTTACGTTGTCAAACGTTAAATTTGGTCTTGAACAATCAACAACTTGTTTGGTCAATTCTGATCTTGGAGTTGATACTCCAAAGTTTTCCAATACCACTCTAAAACGATATTGTAATTTTGGCATCAACAAGCCTTGTGATGCTGAACTTTGATCATTTGATAAAGGGACTGTAAATTTCGATAATGTTGATATAGCCATATGTTTCTCCTATTATTTATTCCAAAAATTAGTTCCCTAAATTTGCAATTTCTCCTGTGTTTTTAATTCTCAATGGAATGTATATAAATTCAACCGATTTAACTGGTTCGATTGCTATATCCACATACAACTCGTTTCTGTCAATTCTAGTTGCTGTGTTATTGGTATCATCACATACAACTAAGAAGTCAAACAATGCTCTTTGACCTACAAGTTCTAGCAAGAATGATTCAACTGCTTGTTTGATTTCATTTCTAGTTAGTTGATCGTTTGGTTCAAAGATGAAAGGTTTTGCAATAGCGTCCAGTTGTGTTCTTAGGAAAACAACTAATCTTGAAACGTTAATTCTGTCCAAAGCTGAAGTTGATGCTACTTTAGTCAAGTTACCAAAGTTTACAATGCCTGCTCCTGAGAAGAATGTTATCGGGTTTACTTTGGCAGTATGAAGAGCATCTCTTGCTGATTCTGTCAGTGATATTGTTTCAAATTCACCTGTACTTGCTTCAATAAATCCAACTGCTGTTGCGTTGTCAACAATACCTCTTCTAGTTCCTGCTGGTGCAAACCATGGGAAACCAATGTTGTCATTGTTGGCTAAAGTTCTAAGTATCATGTGACTTGGTGGAACAATAACTGATGCTCCAGTGTTGTCTGTTGATAGTCCTGATGGATAAAATACTCCAAGGTAGTCACTTGCTGATACTAGTCCGTCTTCGCCATCACTTGACGCAGATGCTGAGTTGTTAGCCCAGTTGCTCACTGCTGTAGATGTACCTGCCAGTCTAAATGGTGTGTCGCCTACCACAAACGCTGTGCTGTTTCTGTCTGTGTTTAATGTAATCATGTTAGATATCGCTTCAGGATAACCTGGACAAGCAATAACGTTGAAGCCTCTTTGGTCTTCTCTGACAGCTTGGTTGGTATCTATTTCTGATTTAATTTGATTTACAATAACCTGTCTTTGTGCTTTTCTACCAAATGTACCAGAACCGTCAGCATTGTTAGTAGATTTAGTTACCCATCTGTCTGGATAGTAACCTGCAACAGATTCATTTGAGAATCTTACGTTACCTAATCCAGTTGAACCTGAACCTGGGTAAGAGGCAGTAGTTACGTAATTGTTTCTGTATTCTTTAACATTGTATCCGGATCTTCTTGTGTTGAACAACAATATACCTTTTGGAAAAGTAGCTGGATCTGGAGCATCTGGATCTAAGTGAGCATCACTTAAAAGATCTTTTATTGTTGATCCTTCGCCTGCACCTGTGTTGCCATTTGCATCCTTTTCAACTCTAGTATGAAATCTAGCATCAGCAAAAATAACTCCGTCTTCTGTGGTCTGATCTGACTTGTCAATTAATTCAAAAGCGGCACCTGTTGTTGTTACAGTTGTTCCGTTTGATGTATTAGTTGAACTTATAGTAGCAGATGTGTTGTATCTGTAAAGTTGTGGATAGTTTTCTAAATCTGATGTGTCAATCCATAAGTCACCGTTTGCTAATACAGTTCCATCTGATTGTGTAGTTGGTTCAGTGGCACTAAATTGTGGGCCATTTGGATCTGTACTTGCATTTACTGTCAAGTAACCTTTGAAAGTTGTTCCGTCGTGTTCCATAATGTCAGCATCTAAATTAGTGTTGTACCATAATTTGCCGTTACTTGGTTCAGTGCTTGGAGCAGTCAATGATGCTGTGTATGATAAACGTTTCCAGTTTGTTGCAACAATAGTTGCCGGAAGAGCTGTTGAATCTTCTGTTGCACCTGCTGGAACATCATACAAGTTATCAATCAGTGTTGAACTGTTTGCTGTGAAAGTTCCATATGAATGAGCAGTTGCGGCTGAAAAACCAGCAGTTGCTAATGGAGTGTTTGTAACATCATACATTCTAATCTCGCCACCTAATTTGTGTTTTATTTCAATGGCACCAGTGTACTGACCGGTTGTAATAATTGAAGCTTCAACATTTGTAAAGCCTGCACTTGATACTGCTGATACAAAGTCTTCTGCATCTGCTACTGTTGATCCGTCTAAGTTTGAAACTGTTACAGTTTTTGATGATAAAGTCGATACCCCTTTTAGAGATTCTGCCATTATGAAAGAACCTTGTAGTCCTGTTGGAAACACAGTTTTAGATTGAACAATGGTTTCTCCACCTTCATATCTAAATAGTTGGAAGTCTCCAACTCTTAGCGTAACATCTGTGTCATTGACTCTATTCTGTTCTGTTACATTGTATTGAGCATAAAGAGTACCTGCTGATATGCCTGTACCTCCTGTGCTTGGATCTGTGTTGAATATTGCAGTGTGATTATTTGTATAAAGAGCAGTGCTTACATTTGAGAAACTTGCTGAACTTGAACTGTACAATTTAACAACAAGATTTGCTCCAGCATTTGGAGAAGTTGTTTTAAACCATAATGATCCATTTGGTCTGTCATCTTCAGCTGTTTTCCAAGTAGGTCTGCTAGAGTGTGCCGCTTGTTCAAAAGATACACCCGAGTAAGTTCCTGCCGTTATGCCAGTAGTTGTTAATATTGTTCCTGTATTGTTTGCAATTACTATTGTATTGTTTCCACCTATTGAGTCAGTGTACGCAATGCCGTTAATATAAATTTCAAGTTTTCCTGATACTGCGTCTACTGCCGCTGTTACTCCTGGAATACTTGCGTTGTCAATTGAAGTTGCTAGGGCCGTAAAAGTTGTACCTGATAGTGTTACTTCGACGCCGTTGATCTCGATTGAATGTCCGTTAGTTAATGTACCTGATGTTGCAGTACCTTCAATTGTTGGATGACTGATGTGCCAAGCTGTTGAGCCTGTTTGTACCCAAGAATTTGTATCATTTTTAAAGTAAATTTTATTTGTTACATTTGTAGTGTTGATTGCATAATCACCCTTAGAACCAAAATTAGTTTTTGGTGCACCTGTAGAAACATTTCCTACTAGATCGTTAACTGAAGTGATCAGTTTAGGTGTAATTGCTGTAAATGATTGATTGGTTTTAGACCACTCAAAAAGTCCATAAATGGAACTAGCTAAATCAAACCAATATGTACCGTCGACTGGATTTTCTGTTGGTGCTGATGTTGAACCTAATAAATCTGTTAAGTTTACATTTGCTCTCAAAATAAATGCTTTGTTGGCTATGCCAAGGAATGAGTAAGCGGCTTGTAAACCGTATTCGTTTAATTCGTAACCATTCAAAGATCCACCTGACGCATCAGTATAAAATGTTGGATCACCGAATGTTTCTGTTAATTCTCTTTGTGATGAGATCAAAAATGCTGTATTAGCATTAGCAGTTGTCGTACCTGACGCAGTACTGTCTCCAGCACCATTTAATTTGTCTTGACCTGATGCAATTATTATTAATGGCGTTGTACCTGCATCTGATGGTACATAGAAACTCTCGTCTATTACTGAAACGTTTACGCCTGGACTTGTTAATGTTGCCATGTGTTTATCACTCCTTGAAAATTATTATTATAACAATGTTAATGCTATTTATAGTGAATACGGTTAAACTGTATCAAACTGTGTCAATTTTTGGTACCTATATAGGGCATGTAAATACAATAATGAAAAGACCTTTATGCAAAACCTGTAGGATTAAACCTAGGTCATACGCTTATAAAAAAGCTAAAAAGATTTATTGGCGTAGCGAGTGTGATTCCTGCATTCGTAAGAAAAACAAGCAAAAAACAGGATCTGCTCCAAAATGGCTTCAAGCAGGATACCGTAAAAAAAATAAGTGTGAATTATGTGGTTTTAGATCCAGTAAGCCCATACAAATGGATGTGTATCATGTTGACGGCAAAAGAGATAATATTTCACCTTACAATTTAAAAACTATTTGTGCTAATTGTCAACGTTTAAAGAGTACTCAGCATCTTGGCTGGTCTTTGGGAGATTTGGAAGTAGATAGTTAGTCATTTCAGATATTTTTGTGTTTAGTGATTCTATTGTGTGGGTATTTTCCAGGACGTAATCGTATTCTGTGCCAATCCAGTCCCATTCAGATCTATGAGCGCCAGAATCAATCATGCTTTTTTTGTCAGGCATATCAGTTCTTTTCACAAGAACTATTTTTCCGCCTTGTTCTCTAATTTTTTTAATTTCGTTTATAAATCTTGTGTCCGAGATTACCGTGTGTTGTCCTTGATATCTTGCCATGCACGAATCTACCCA